GGATGCTCAGCAGTTGTATTCTCTATCGCGTAATCATAGAACCCATCAATGTACCCAATCTCTTTAGGCGAGCGTTCCTTCCAACGATTCGTTTGCAAATCAAAGCACCAAAGAGGCTTTGACTGCTTTTTTCGAGCAGGATCAATGAAGCCGCGCAAATAACCTTGGGGCAAGTAATGGTCCCTGCGATTTGCCGTTTTCACCGTTTGGCTCCCCCATTTTGATCGTTATGGCCCGAACCTCTTCAGGTTCGATAGCAACCCACGAGTGAGGAACTCGGGGACAGACGTGAATGGCCAGTCTGCCCCCGTATTTCCCAACTAGCTGCGCTTCGTCGACTTACGCAATTCCGCAAGCTGCGATTCGAGTTCCTGAATCTTTCTTTCAGCTTCTTGAGTAGCGGCTCCGCGCAACGCACTCTCAACGACCAGATAACAACTGGACCAGACGCCAACGTCCTTACCGACCTTGTTGGGATTGTTGGTTGCACGGACTGCTGAGCCAACCACGTTTGCCAGCTGCGGGCCAATTTCCTGAAGAAGCCGATGCATGTCCGTCGCCCACCACGCAGATGTGCGCCCTTTCTGAACTTTCAATCCGGCCCTAAGCGCACTGAGAATGGGGTACTTGTATGCCTCCGGCATCCGATATTTCGCGGTCGAACCTGCAAAATACAGCTCTTCGGGGGCTTGAGTGACAGCAGTCAGCTTGAGGAATCGCCCCCGGATGTCCGCTTCTTCCTCGCGACCTTCGCGGTACCAACTCTGCCAGCGCAGGTGGATTTCGTCCCATAAACCAAGAATGTCAGGCAGAACGGGGTAGAGTTTGCGCAACGCCTTTCCATGCTCCTGGAAGTGACGAAGGCACGCTCTTTTGTCCTTATAGGCGATCAGCGGCTGAGTCGTGCTGTTGAATGCCCCTGTGTCGAATGTGATCAGGTACGAAATGATGTCGCGCACGTCAATGGGCTTTGGCTTACCGGACTCCAATTCCTCGTATTCGCTCCAGGCGATGAGGTCATAGTACTGATAGGGCTTCAGCACGTCCTTGATGGGCTCGAACTCCTGCCGCAGGTTAGCAAGCGATTCATCGCGGACCTGGTTTGAAGTGTTGCGCGCCTCGACAACGTCGCTGATCGTCTCGCGGTCGAAGCCGGTGATGAACTCCACGCGGACGTAACGCGGCGCGTCGTCGGCAGTCAACGCTGCCGCCTCTTCAGTGACGACACGGTAGGTGTGACCACCATCAAGCAATCCATGCTTGGCAGGATCAGAAAGGTGGAGGTTAATGGACTTTGCGCTGCTGGAATCACCGTTGTACTCCACCTTCGCAGCAGCAATCGCCAGACCGCGATTCATAAACAAGAATTCATCGGCCTTTTCGTCGAACGACTTGCGAATGGCGTTCGGGACGCGACCGCGCATCTTCGCTTCCCGGACATTGATCTCACGCCAATGACTCAAGTCGGGCAGGTTTCGAGCATCGATCACGGCCACGTAATTCTTGTAGCCCAGTTTGCGCTCGTAAGGGGTTTCGATTCGACGGAGGGAAAAAACAGGGATAGACAACACTGACGGTTTCATAGTCACCTTTTCTGCGCCCAGCCTAGCTGGATCACTATTCCCGAGGACCTACGGCCTGCGGGAGAATCGTCCCTGTGGATTATCTCCACAAGGGACCGCGTTTAGGATACCACGTCTCCAATCTCCTTATCGTAAACAAGCAAGTACCCGTGTACCGTTCACTTCCATCGAGCCCGTATGAACCAACAACTCACAGACGGAAAACGAGGCCCCGGGAAGCCGAAGGCCAAAATCGATCCCGAACACGTCAAGGCGCTCGCCAGTGCCGGCTGTACGGTCGAAGAGATCGCCGACTTTCTGAACGTCAACAAGAAAACCCTCGAGCGGCGCTTTCTCGGCGTCATGGAAAAGGGCCGGAATACTCGCAACGTCTCGCTTCGCCGCAAGCAGGTCGAACTTGCCATGCGGGGCGACAAGACGATGCTGATCTGGCTCGGCAAGCAGTTTCTCGGTCAGTCGGACAAGACGCAACTCAGCGGCAAGGACGACGGTCCGATCAAGCATCAGCATTCGGTGGCGAATCTGACCGATGAACAACTCGACGCGGAAATCGAAAAGCTCATCGGACCTATCACCAGAACAGCGGGAACAACTGGCGGTTCTGGTTCAGGAGCGCCAGCGACGCCGTAGAGCCGAAGAGGCCGACCGGCTCCGCAACGACTTCGCCGCGTTCGTTCGTGCTTCGTGGTCTGTCGTCGATCCGGCCATGCCGCTAATCGACAACTGGCACATCGATGCCATCTCCGAGCATTTGCAGGCGATCGCCGACGAGCAGATTCGGTTCCTGATGATCAACATCGGGCCGGGCTACGCGAAGTCCGTCATCGCCTCGGTCCAGTTCTCCGCCTGGCTCTGGGCGCGCGATCCGATGGCGAAGGTCATCGCCGCGACCTACGCGAAGGCGCTGACGATCCGCGACTCGCTGCGTGTTCGCGACTTGATCGACTCACAGTGGTATCAGGACACGTTCAACCCCGGCTGGCGCGTCAAACGCGAGGAGAAGCAGGGTAAGGCGAAGGTCATCGACCCGGCCACGAGCGCATGGACGTGGGTCAAGACCAACGAAGACTGGCTCTCGAATTCGGTCAAGGGTGAACGTCGCGCTCTGTCGGTCGGCGGCGCCGCGACAGGCTTCCGTGCCGATGGGCAAATCTTCGACGACCTGCTCAACGCATCGGACAAACACTCGAAGGCGGCGCGCGATACCGCAACCGAGTGGGCCATCAAAACGATGTCGTCCCGTTTTAACGACATGCGCAAGGGCTGGCGCGTCGTCATCGGGCAGCGGTTGCATGAGGACGATCCTTACGGTGCGATGCTCAACACGGGTGATTACGTTCACCTGAATCTGCCGAGCAAGTTCGAACGCGAACGCAAGTGCTGCGCGTGGTGCATCGAACACGGTACAACGACGCAGATCGGATTCACGGACCCGCGCACAGAAGAGGGCGAACTCCTCTTCCCTACTCTGTTCACCGAAAAGGTGATCAAGCAGGCCGAGAAGGACCTCGGCAGCTATGACTTCGCCGGGCAGCATCAACAACGTCCGTCGCCTGCTGAGGGCGGCATGTTCAAGCGCACCTACTGGCGCTGGTACACGCGCGAGGAGTTGCCCTACATCGAGATGATCGTCATCTCGGTCGATTGCACGTTCAAGAAGGTCGATGACGCTGACTTCGTGGCGATTCACGTTTACGGCGTCTGCGGGGCGCGCTTCTACCTGCTGGCTCGCCGCCATGAACAGATGGGATTCCGGGCGACGAAAGACGCGATCCGGATCCTGTGGGACGAGTTCAAGCCATCGGCGACCCTGATCGAAGACAAGGCCAACGGTTCAGCCGTCATCGAGGAGCTGAGCCGCGAAGTCCCGGGCGTGCTGGCGATCAACCCGGAAGGCGGCAAGGTTGCCCGCGCATGGGCCGCGCAGCCGACCGTCGAGGCCGGGGGCATGTTCCTGCCGGTTGCAGCCGAGCATCAGGCCATTCAGGTCGTTGACGAAGCCGCGGAGTTCCCGAACGGCAAGCACGACGATGACGTGGACGCGATGACGCAGTTCCTGAACTGGATCAGGACCAACAACGACTTCTCAACCTGGGCGCGACTGGGCGGCCGCTAGGGAGTTTCCCGCATGTCTCGAAAGGTAAGCGTTCGACGCGTGCAGCAGCGCGCCACAGCAGAGAACCGTCGCGCGCTGGATCGTGCTACACGCGATTCGTTCCAGAACTTCATGCTGGGCCTCGGCATCGGGACGCAAAACCCGACGACGGCGAACTTCTACGGGTTCAACCCGAAGACGCGCGAGCGCACCGAGCTTGAATGGGCCTATCGCGGCTCGTTCGTCGCCGGCGTCGCCATCGACGTGATCGCCGACGACATGACTCGCGAGGGCGTCGATCTCGTGGGTGATCTCCGTCCTGAGCAGATCGAGAAGATCGACGAACGGGCCACGACGCTCAAGATTTGGCCGAAGCTGAATCAGGGCATCAAGTGGGGTCGCCTCTACGGCGGCTCCATCGTGGTGTTGCTGATCGATGGCCAGGACTACTCGAAGCCTCTGCGGATCGACACCGTGGGGCCCGATCAGTTCAAAGGCCTGCTCGTGCTCGACAGGTGGAACGTCTCGCCGACGCTGAATGATCTCGTGACCGACATCGGTCCCGATCTCGGCATGCCGAAGTACTACACCGTCGAGTACAGCGCACCGGCTCTGCGCGGCGTCAAGATTCATCATTCGCGCTGTCTGCGGCTGATCGGCGACGAACTGCCCTACCAGCAGGCCATCATCGAGCAGATGTGGGGCGCTTCGGTGCTCGAACGTCCGTTCGACCGCATGAGCGGATTCGATGCCGCGACAACGGGCGCATCGCAACAGGTGCACAAGTCGTACCTGCGCTACTTCAAGGTAGACAAGTACCGCGACATTCTCGGCGGCACTGGCGGGCCACAGGCTCTGAAAGGCCTGACGGAGATGATCGCGCACATGCGAATGTTCGCGTCGAATGAAGGCATCACCGTCATCGACTCGAAGGACGATATGGTGACGGCGCAGGCCAGCACGTTCACTGGCATCGCCGACGTTCTGCTTCAACTCGGCCAGCAACTCTCGGGTAATTTTCAAATTCCACTGGTGCGGTTGTTCGGACAGTCGCCGGCCGGGTTGAGCGCCACCGGCGAGTCTGACCTGAAGACCTATTACGACGGCATCCGCAAGCGCCAGGTGCAGGACATGCTGGTCATGGTGACCGTGATCTATCGCCTGATCGCTCAGTCGCTGAAGTTCAAGGTTGGCGACGGGTTCGGTGTGACGTTCCGTTCACTGTGGCAGATGACCGAAACCGAAAAGTCCGACATCGCGCAGAAGGACACCAATACCGTGATGGAAGTTCACGGCGCGGGTCTGATCAGCGATCAGGTTGCTCTTCGCGAGTTGCAATTCAGCGCGCGACGGACAGGACGATGGAAGGCGATCACAGACGAGATCGTGGAAGCTGCTTCAGATGAGGTCGCCCCACCGGGAGAGGATGTCGTCGAACCGCCTACATCGCCGGAAGATTCTCAGCGATCCGATTCAACTGTGGGTGACACCGCAACCCGGGAGGCCGCCTGAACGTCTCAATTGCGTCTACTACTTTTTGCCCCATTTCTTCTCGATCTCTTTCGCGAGTCTTAGCCCAGTGGATTTGTCTATATATAACCAGATCGCTATCTTTTTGTTTCGCACCTGTATTTTGCGGACCTTTGTTTCGCCGCTCTGCCGATTCAGAGTAATGTTCTTAGCCTTTGCCATCTTCATTCTCCTACAAGATAAATATCTCCTACAGCGCGCCAACGGGCGAAGGACGTCATCGAGCCACCTCCATCGCCGCAAGATTCTCAACAATCCGATTCAACTGTGGAGCCTACAGTGGGATCAAACCAGTACGTGTAAGTGCTTTATGAGGGAGCCGCGTTAGCGCCTCAACCGCGAATATCCCCAGCCGCCGCCACCGAGCAGAAAAAGCACTAGTAGAACAACCAAGATTGTTTCCATGTTGTAACCTCACTCGGAAGGCGAAGCGGATCTGCCCTTGTAGCGACTGTCCCACCTCTTCCGTACACATGATCCTAAGAGTGGATCAGACGGTTGTCTGTTCACATTGGATCACTGTGATTCAAACGCATTGGGCGCTGCGGAGTCGCCTTGGACTTCGAATTGGGCTATGCCGGCTGCGCAATCGGCTGGCGCTTGCGCTTCGAGTTGGGCCATGGCGCGTCCGAGAGAACGCTGCAATTCGCTCAGGGAAGGGTCGTGCCCGCTGTAGCCGTAATGTTCCAAGAGAAACGACGTGCTTCGAAGCACGGTGACGAGAATCTCAGACGAGCCGTAGCTATGCATACGAGGACCTGCCTTCTCCTGGAACCTTAGGCTCGGGGCTCGAGAGAAGCTGTCCCGCATTGCTCAGATTAGCGGGTTGTTTGATGGCGGCACAGGGATAGAAAGGGCTCGTCTGGTGACAGCGGGGAGCCATGAGCTCCGTATCTGGCTCTCTATGTAGGTAGTTGTATCTATGGTCTTTATTCGGGCGCGTCTTTGGATCCGCTCGGGTCTCGTTCGCGGCGGCGAGCTCGGCAATTCTGTCACGGAGGCGGACGTGCCAGATTCGGGCTCAATCTCATCTTCTTATCGACCCCCGAAGGCGGGACGGGGTAAATCCCTGCGACCTTTCGGGGGACCATCGCGATGATCAGAGACGCATCAACGCCGACTGCGCTTAGACAGTCGTTTCTGAATCTGCGCAAGGCTCGCCGACTCGCTCGCGAACGGTTCCTTGCCGGACGCAAGGCAGAACGGTACTACCAGCGACAGCTCGCCCAGGTGGCGCGCCAGATCGGCAACATCGTTCGCGGCATGGCACCGGAAGGGGTCGTCACCGACATCGGCGCATTGACGTCCACGCTTCATCGATACGCCGACTTTCTGACGCCGTGGGCCGAATCGGTCGTGAGCCGCATGGTTGCCGACGTGTCGCGACGCGACGCAACGGCATGGGAACAACATGCACGCGAGATCGGCCAGACGCTTCGCCGGGAGATCGCAAGTGCCCAAACGGGCGCGGCAATGCGGCAGGCCTTGCGCGAAAGAGTCGAGGAGATCACATCACTGCCCCGGAAGGCAGCCGAGCGATTGTTCAAGCTCACGACCGAGGCCGTGACGACATCGACGAGGGCCAAGGAGATTCAGCAGGAGGTCCTTGCGAGCGGTCGCGTGAGTCTTGCGTCGGCGAAGATGCTCGCCCGAACTGGTGTCTCGACAACGGCCACGGCGATCACCAAGGCGCGCGCCGAGCACATCGGTTCACCTGGCTACGTGTGGCGCACGTCGAAGGACGGAGCCGTTAGGCCGAGCCATCGCAAGATGGAGGGCAAAGTCGTCGAGTGGGGCAAACCGCCAACCCTCGATAACTACACGGCGCACTGCGGCGAATTCGCGAACTGCCGCTGCTTTCCCGAGCCGATCATTCCTGATCGATTCGGCACCAACTAGGGAGTCCTGATGCGCTTCAACACGATTCTCAAGCTGGGCCCGAACCGCGAGATGACCAAGGAAGGGTTCACACTCTTCCGCAACGTCTCGGTGTCGCGCACCGGCGAACAGGTTTACGGTCCCGATGAAGGCACGGGTATCGAACCCGGACCGGACGGGCTTATTCACATCACCCGCACACCCGAAGAGGTGTTCCGCCAAGAAACACTCGACAGCGGCAACGGGAAATCGCTTGTCATTCTGCATCCGGAGGACGACGTTTCGCCCGAGAACTGGCGCACGCTCACGCATGGCGTGATGTTCAACATGCGCCGCGGAACGGGAGATCAACGCGACGAATCGGTCTGCGACCTGATGGTCTACACGCCCGAGGCCGTGCATGAGATCGATCTCAACATGCGCGAGGTTTCCCTTGGCTACGACGCCGATTATTTTCAGACGGCGCCGGGACGCGGAGAACAACGCAATTGCTACATCAACCATGTGGCACTGGTGCCAGCCGGCCGATGCGGGGCCAGCTGCGCAGTCAGGGACCACGCACACGAGGAGAAGAATCCAATGAAAAGCCGCTTGCAGCGTGTCCTTGATGCACTCGCCGGAACGAAGGACGACGCCGAACTGCGCCGTGTAATCGACAAGGCGCGCGACGAGGAAGAGGAGTCCGAGAAGGAGCGCGAGAAGAAAGAGCGCGACGAGGCCGAGACCAAAGAGAAAGAGATCGAGGCCAAGGACGAGGAATTCAAAAAGGAAGTCCGCGACTCCATCTCCAAACTGACCGACGCGGTTGGCAAACTCGTCAAGGACAAGGCCAAGGACGAGGAAGAGGAAGAGGCCAAGGGCAAGAAAAAGAACGAGGACGACGACGAGGACGAGATGGAAGAGGAGACCGGCACCGCCGATGCTCGCAAGGCTCGTGACTCGGCTCTGCTCGAAGACTCGTTCAACGACATCAAGGCGAAAGCTGAGATCATCGCCCCCGGCATTCAGATGCCGACCTTCGACGCCAAGGCCGATCCAAAGAAGACATTCCGCGATTGCCACTGCGGGCTGCGCCGCAAGGCTCTCCAGCAGGCGACGCAGGACTCCGAGACTGCTGAGATCGTCAAGACCGTTCGCGGTCGCGCTCTCGACTCCGCCGACATTCTGAAAATGTCCTGCGGTCAGGTCCGGACCATCTTCAACGGCGTCGCCGCCATGAAGGCGAACCGCAACAACGGACGACTCACCGTCGATGCTGCGCAGACGCAGAACAAGACGCAGGACAACGTGTCGCCGATGGACAAGTTCAAGGCCGCCTCCAAAGCGCGCTGGTCCGACAAGAAGTAAACGCGACGGCAACACGAAGGCGATTCGGTGCACGCGACAAGTCCGCGAGCGCCGGTCGCCGTCGTGTGCTCCAACCTCACCCACACCCAATTCCAAAACGGGAGACAAATCCATGTTCCTGCTCTGCCTGCCGTACATCGCCGTCGCACTCATGTTCGTGGCGCTGTACTTCTTCGTTCGCCGTCATCCTCGTGGGACGACCGGCGAGTTTGTTGGTCGCCATCGCACTCGCGACATCTCGTTCCTGGCTCAGTCCGCCAACGGGTTCATCGGACGCATCACGCGCTCGACGCCTCTGCCGCGTACCACGCCCGACATGAACGACGCGACGAACCCCGTTGCCTCTTATGGCCTCGCGGTTCTGAACACGATCAACAACACCGTGCGCGGAATCATTGCCACCGATTCCAACCAGATCGGGATCAGCGGTATCGCTGTTGGGAACTTCCCGTTCCAGCCTGCGTCGGCGACCAACTTCGGCGCTCAGGCTTTGGCTGCGCTAACTGCCGTCGCTCCGAACTCGGTGATGGACACTCTGCGGTCCGGTCTGATGATGGTCTACCTCAACTCTGCGCAGGCCCCGACAGCGACTAAGGTCGACAAGGTTTACGTCTGGTGCGCGGCTTCGAGCACGACCCACGTTCAGGGCGGATTCGAGAACGCGGCTTCCGCAGCGATCGCCAGCGCGATCAAGGGCGGCGGCAACACCGGCAACGGCACCGCCTCGGCGGGTCCGACCATCAACGCCGCAGTCGGCATGAACGGCGTCTATCAGGTTCGCTTCTCGGACGCGACTCACTTCACCGTGCTCGATCCGAACGGCAAGCAGCTCGCAGACGGACAGACTGCCGTGGCCTACTCTGACGCCGGTCTCGGCTTCACCATCACCGCGGGTGGCACTGCATTCGTCGCCGGCGACGGCTTCGACATGACCGTGACATTCAACACGATCCCGGTCCCGAACGCCTACTTCAACGGCCCCGGCGACTCGACGGGAGCGACCGAACTCGCCTTCAACCTGTAATCCGGCAATCAGCCGCACCCGCAGTAAAAATCTCGGCCCAAAAGGAGCCACCTGAACCCATGATTACCCGCGATAAAGTTCTCGACGGTGCGAATCTGCTTGCGCTGATGGCCGGACAAGACCATCCGGGCGGCAAGTTGCCCGTTGTTGCAAAAACCCGCGACGGAAAGACGGTCGACACCTCCGGCGCATTCCTGGTCGGCGAGTTGGAACGTCTCGACCAAACGCTGCACCAGCCGCTCAGCTCGATCTCTTGGGATCGTGACGTGCCGCTGCGCGATGACGTGACGCTGGGCGACGAAGTGACCTCGTTCACTCAGTCCACTTTCGGCACGCCGAGCGGCCCCGGCAACACAATTGCCATCGGCCAGAAGCGCAGCTTCATCGGCAAGAAGTCAACTGAGATCGCCGAGATGGACATCGACATCGGCAAGGTGACGCTGCCCCTGATTCCGTGGGGCGAGGGCGTCTCCTACTCACTCGCTGAACTCGCGTCTGCCGCGCAGACCGGCCGTCCGATCGACTCGCAGAAGATCGACGCGCTCAACCGCGAGCATCAGCTCCAGACCGACGCTCAGGCCTATCTCGGCTGGACGGGCAACAGCACCTTCGGTCTGATCAACTCGAACCAGGTCACACCGACGAACTTCCCGAACGGCGCGGCGAATGGCTCCCAGTGGATGCCACACACCGGCTATGTGGGCAAGACGCCGAGCGAGATCCTGACCGATCTCGCGAACCTGGCCTTCACGCCGTGGGCTGCCTCGGGCTTTGCTCTGCGGCCCAACCGGATTCTGCTCGACCCGCAGAATTTCAACTTCATCAGCGTCACTCCTGCGACGGCCGCTGGCTCGAAGTCGATCCTACGGTACTTCCTCGAGTCCTACAACGCCGACACGGGTGCCGAGCCACTGCGCATCTTGCCGGTGAAGTGGCTGACCGGTGCGGGCGTGGGCGGAAACCTGCTTCAGCCCGGCACCACGAACCGCGCGGTTTCCTATCACCGTTACGAGGGTGACTGGAAGCAGGCTCCGGTTCGCTTCCCGATGACGATGTTGCAGCGCACCCCGGTCCAGTACGACGGCCTGTTCCACAAGCTGTACTACTGGGGCCGTCTGGGCGCCTGCGAATTCGTCTACCCGGAGACGGTCGCCTACATGGACGGCAACTAAGGCCGATCCGCAACCCGGTAGTTGCACAAACCCGAAGGGGTCGCTCTCTGAGTGACCCCTTTCTCTCTTGGAGGAGAGCACATGGAACAAGTCTTGCAGCATGTCGAGAAAGCACCCCTCATCGTCGCACCGCTCCACGCCGCCCCGAGGACGCCCGCAGAGGCGGCAGAGGGTCATGCAACCGTCACGATGGAATTCCCAAAAGCGGTCCATCTGACTGTCTCGACGAATCACTCGGTCTTCTACCCCGCTGGCATCCACGAGGTCCCCGACCATCTGGCCGATCACTGGTATCTGAAGGCGCATCAGGTACGGCCTTACTACAAGCCAGTGCAGATCGCCGCACAGCCGCAAGCGCGCCCCGCGCAACAGCAGCAGGGCCAACGGCAGCAGCAGCAGAACAACGGCCGCAATCAACGCGCGAAGTAAAGCGCCGCACATAGAGGCGGGGAGGAATGAATATGCCGCAGAAAGCGACTGAGATGTTCTGGGCATTCGTCTACGCGATCACGATGGCGACGATTCTCAGCGTCATCGGCTTCGTTCTCCCCCGCCCCGAAAACACCACGCAGGCGATCTTTCGCATTGCGGACGCTCTGGTGACCGGCGCTCTCGGTTTTTTTGCGGGTCGCGCTTCGGTGTTCGCGAGCCAGATCAAGGGTCAACCACCGCCACCGGGAGACGAGAGCAAATGAACTGGTTTCTTGAGTGGCTTTATCGGCGCGGAAAGAAACCCCTCCCTCAATCCCCTGCCCCTCACCTCGTCATTCGACTCGACCCGAACAGGCCGTCCGGAACGATGACGCCAACACCCAACCCTATCACCACAACGCCAAGGAGGCGCATCCCATGATCAGTTTCAATTTCAACAATCTTCCGCACGCGCTCGCGACGTTCTTTAAGACCGCCGCGGCGGACGTGAAGAAAGCCATCCCCGTGATTGAGAACGCAATCGAGAAGGCGGAAGGCGAAAAGACCGTCATCGAGGGCGTCAGCGCCGCCGTCGCGAATGCGGTTCAGCCAGGTGCCGCCGTGCCGGTCGTCACCATCGAGGATGCGGGATTCGCGGTGCTCGGTTCCATTGACGCTGCGCTCAAGAGCGGCGACGCGGCCGCAGAGCAGAAGTTGCTCGACGCCGGAATCGACGTGAACGCGATCAACGCCGTCAAGGCGGTCGGCAGCCAGTCGCAGACGTTCTACAAAATCGTCACGTCCGTGCCCAAGGCCATAGTGCCTGTGGGAACGCTTGCATCGAGCATCGCCACCAAGTAAACGCGAACGGGGCAGCATCACCGCTGCCCCGGCGCTCTCCGCTCGTGAGGTTTCCCCATGCGTTGCTGGCTCACTCGTCAACTCGCCCAAGCACCATCATCCACTCCGCCGATTCCGGCGCGACCGTTCATAGTCGAGGATGTGGCGCGGCATCTTTTTTGGTGCTTCTTCGTCTTCAGCGTTGTGACGATCTTCATGCTTGCGCCTTTGGTGTATTTCGGCTGCGCCCTGCTGAAGCAGTGGACCGTCGCCGGCGTCGAGGCGACGAAGACGTTCCAGGCGGTGAACCGCAACTGCAACGGCGGCAAAGAGGCCTGCGGGACGCTCGCCGATGTGAACCAGACGCTCCACACGATTCGCGGCACCTTCGGCCAGATCGAGACGGCCGCGAAGCACGAGAACGCGCAACTGACAAAGCTCGACTCTCAGGAGATGACCCTGTTCGACGACGCCCACGGGGTCATGAGTGACGCGCGGGAAACGATCAAAGGGGCGACAGGTTTGACTCAGGTCGCGTCGGGGGCGATACAGACGACCCAAGATACGATCAGGGGGGCCCAACCCGCTCTAGCGTCTCTGACGACGACCCTAGACGCGTTCGGGGCACTCGCCCGATCTGCGCAGAGACGAACAGACGACCCGCGCGTTGACGCATTGCTCGATCATCTGCAATCGACTTCGGCCCATATCGACGGGGCGACGGGCGACGTGCAGACCGTCTTTGACCGCGTGACGAACCCGCCCAAGTGCAAGGGCCGCGCCTGCGTATTCGTCAAGGCCTTGAACGTCATCTCCGCCGCGCATGACGTACCGGAATTCGGCTACTGGACCGATCAGCTCATCCAGAGTCTTCGCCACCACTAACGTTGGCAGCGCGGTCGCGCTGGCAAAATGCGGGCCGCCCGTCCTGCTCAGACACTGGCCAACTTCCTCCAACCGGGCTTCGGGGTTTGCCTTCCGGGGTCCGGTCTTTTTTTCGAAAGAAGTTCGCCAATGAGACTGCAAATTGTGAAAACAACCATAAGCTGGCCGGATGAACCGAAGCGCACCCCAGTTATCCGGATGCGAGCGTTGAAGAAGCATCGCACCCGAATGGTTGGATATCGCATTTAATCCAGAAAACTGGTCGTTAGCTCTTGCGGGGTCAAGGGACAAGAGCCTCAATTGTGTCGACATGGATCAGCTTGGTATCCGCGTCGAGACGGCCGGTAACCTTAACAGTCTTGCCCTCAAAGCTCTGTGCGCGCGAGGAGTCATCCATCTTGTAAATCACCCCGGTTGAATCGCGCAGAACATATTGTTCGCCGTTTTTTACCACAGTACCGGTGAAGGTTGTGGACTTTGCCGCAGCCGGGTCCGGCACCACCGCGGCAGGTGGAGCTTGAGGTTCCTGGATGGCCGGTATTCGAGTTGCAGCGTTTGTGGTGACGCTCGATGCCAACGCGGGAACAGCCGTGAGCAAAAGCGCGCAAGTGGAGACACTGAGGAGAATCTGGAGCTTAGTTGACTTCATGCCATGCACCGATTTCTATCCAATGCGCATTGTCCTTTGCTTTCCGCGAACCGGCGCACAAGACAGTTGTTAAGCTACGACGATCGCATCGGCCTGTCTGAGCAATAACGCTCTACTTGATCACCGCCGTGTGGTCCTTGGAGTGTGACGCGATTGCTTCGAGAAGCACAACGCGCGGCGAAGGAGATTTCATGATCGTCTTCAATCAATTCATTCAGGACTACCCCGAATTCACCAATGCAAGCCAGGCCCAGTTCAGTCTGAATCTGAACCGCGCCAGCCAGTTCATCAACGCCGCGTGGGGACCACTTTCGACCGGCACCGACCCGGCCCAGTACACGCAGGCCGACATCGGGACGGAGCTCGTCATCGCGCACTTTCTTGCACGTGCGCAGTTTCGCGCGATGCAGGTTGCCAACGGTGGACCCGCGATAGCGCGCGGCAACGTCTCGGCTGAGTCGGTTGGACCCGGCTCTGTCAGCTACGATGTCGCGTCGGCAACCGAAGAGGGCGCCGGTCACTGGAACCAGACCGACTACGGTCGCGAGTACATTCAGATGGCGCGTCTGCTCGGCGCTGGGCCAACGCAGGCTTCGCCCAGTCCGAATCAGAACCCGTTGAATGGTCCCGCATGGATCGGGCCGTTCCCGATACCGGGCGGCTTCGGATGAGCGGCGATATTCATTTCGGCTTCGACATCACCGCCGACAATCTTCGCGAGTTTGAAGACGCCCTCAAAGAGATGGGCAGTCGCGCAGTGCTGGCGGGTTTCCCGCAGGACAAGGAACATGTTCGCGAAGACGAGAACGGCAACCCGGTCCCGATCACGAATGCGGGCATCGCCTACTCAATGGACAAGGGCATGCCAGAGCAGAACGTGCCGGCGCGTCCCTTCATTGTTCAGGGCGTCGAGTCGGTGCAGGACAAGATCGTGAGCGGCATGGAGACAACCGGACTCGCTGCACTCGACGGCGACGCCCAGGCGGTCGACGCTGGTTTGAACGCGGTCGGGTTGACTGCGCAGAAGGGCATCCGGATGAAGATCAGGGACGGACCATTCGTCCCTCTCGCCGAATCGACTCTGAAGGCGCGCGCTCGCATGGGCGGCTCAATCGCGAAAGCAGCGAAAGCCGAACTCGATTCACGGGCAGCCGGTAACGAGGCTGGCACCGACAACGCGAACCCGCTTAACCTCACCGGCCAGATGAGAAATGCGGTTGAGTTTGTAATTCGGAAAGAGCAATAGATGCCGCCTCTCGTCAACATCTCGCTTGCAATCACCAGTCCGATGTTCGCCGATACCTTCACCGTGATTCGCAGACAGCAAGTGGTGGGGAACAACGGACGCGGCACGTTCAACCCGACGACGTTCCCAAATCTGCATGGCACCGTGTACCCGTCGAGCAAGAACGATCTCGAACGGTTCCCGAATCTTCAGGTGATGGGCAAGGCTCTGTCGGTCGTCACTCGGTTTGCGCTGCGCGGGGAGTCAGAAGTCACGGGCACCGATTACGCGCCCGACATCGTGCAGTGGCACGGCGACAACTTCGTGGTCGTGGACCTTCAGGACTTCAGCTCGTGGGGTAACGGTTTCATTCTCGCGATCTGCCAGTCGATGGACCTCAAGGACGTACCGCCAACGACGGAGTAGACGATGCCGAATGATTCATCCACGGGCGGTTTTCTTACCGCGTCGAGCGTCAACGGGGATGTGAACGACGATGCCCTGATCGATTTTCTTCAGACGGTCGTCGTCGGCATCACCGGGTTGCCGGGTATGTTGGTGCGACCTCGCTGGCAGGCTGAACCGCTGAACATTCCCGACCCCGGCACGAACTGGGCAGCCATCGGGCCGGACGAGTCGCGCAACCGCGAATCGTACTCCTACCGCAAGAAGGTGGACGCTGAGACGACCCTCGTCGTTCGCAATCGTCTGATCCCGATTCTCTGCTCGTTCTACGGGCCTGCCGCAGAAGCAACAGCCGAACTGCTCGCGATGGGGTTCGAGATCCCGCAGAACCGCGAGACGATGCAGCTTGCCGGATTCAATCTGGTGGGCGGCGTCGGCGCTACTGTGATCGCTCCGGCTCTGATCAAAACGCAGTGGTACCCGAAAGCAGATGTTCCGTTCACGATCCGCCAACAACAGAAATACACCTACGCGGTTCTCGACCTGGTGGGGGCGCAGGCGACGCTGGAACTCCAGCCGCCCGGTCAGCCGATCATCAGCGAAACGATCAACGTGACCGCGCCACCGGAATAGCGGCGATCCGCTCGCCACTCACAACCCAAACACAATTCACGAGGAGACGACCGGATGCCGAACAACGCATCGCTATCCATTTCTTCGCTCGTTCAGGTGACTGCATCGCTTGCCGCTGCTGCCACGCAGGCGCAGAGCACCAAGTCGATGTTGGTTCTTGTCGATGACCCGACCATCGACGTGACGACGCGGATTCAGAACTTCACTTCGGCGCTTGCCGTCGCGCAACAGTGCGGAGGCAATTCCGTCGCCGCCGCAGCCGCCGCCACATGGTTCGATCAGGTTCCGCAACCGCAATCGCTCAGCCTCGGGCGCTGGGTGCAGACTGCAAGTCATGGTCAGTTGATCGGTGCGCCGTTGACGCCCGCTCAGCAACTGATCGCAACATGGCAAGCGATCACCGATGGCGGTTTCTCGATCACCATCGACGGCGGAGTGGCGCAACATCTGACCGGTCTGAACTTCTCTGGCGCGGCCAATCTGAACGGCGTCGCAGGCGTGATTCAGGCTGTGCTGACCGGCGCGACCATCGTCTTCAACCCGATTGAGGGCAACTTCGTCGTGACCTCGGACACGACCGGAGCTACATCGACGGTCACATTCGCCGCGGCACCGACCGGGGGCGGCGTTACGGACATCAGCGCCATGCTCGGGTTGACGAACGCAGCCGGAAGCGGCGCATTCCTCTCGCCCGGTATCGCGGCCGAATCCGCTCTGTCTGCCGTGACGCTGTTCGATACGAACTTCGGCCAGCAGTTTTACGGGCTTGCCGTCGCGGGTGCCGCCGATGCGGATCACACCGCCATCGCTGTCTTCATCGCCGCGTCGTCCAACAAGCACTTCTACTGGGTGTCCACGCAGGAGACCGGCGTTCTGGTCGCGAATGACACGACCGACATCGCCTTCTTGCTCAAGCAAGCGAACGTCGGCCAGGTCGCAGTCGAGTACAACGGCTCGAGCATTTACTCGGCGATCTCGCTCGCCGGTCTGATGATGACCGTCGATTACGCGGGCTCGAACACGGTGCGCAATGCCATGTACGGGCAGGAACCGGGCATCACCGGCGACTCCATCAACGCGACGCAGCTCGCGGCGCTGCTCGCCAAGAATGCGAACGGGTTCGTTCAGTACAACAACGGAACCTCCATCGTGCAGCCGGGCATCTGCTCGAACGGCACATTCATCGATACGGTGATCGGCAAGGACGCGCTGACCATCGACATTCAGGCCGATGTCTTCAACCTCTTTCTGACGACGCATGTGCCGCAAGATGACGCGGGCAATCACATGATCAAGGCGGTCATCGAGAAGCGGTTGAGCCAGTACGCCGCCAACGGCTACATCGCGCCAGGCACGTGGAACGGTCCGCTGTTCGGTTCGCTTCAGAACAACGCGGACGGAACGCCGCCGACGCTTTCGACCGGCTACTACGTGTTTCAGCCGCCCATCGCGTCGCAACCGGCCAATCAACGCGCACAACGGATCTCGGTTCCATTCCAGATCGCAGTGAACCTCGCAGGCGCGGTGCAGACGGTCAATGTCCTGATCACTCTCGCCTAACCCGTAGCGCCCTTAATTCACTTCGGCTCGAAAGGAGTCACCCGTGGTCTATTCGTTTGAAGACGTACAGGCAACAATCACCGGGCCGGGCGGGACAATCTCGCTCGGCGCGGGCGCGGGGAATGCGCAGGAAGGCATCTCCGTCGAATTCATCGATGACAAGGACAACATGCTGATGGGCGCCGATGGGTCCGGCGTTCATTCGCTCCGTGCATCGAACGCGGCGCGCATTCTTGTGCGGCTGCTCAAAACCAGCCCGGTCAATGCGGCACTGAATACCCAATACAACTTTCAGCGGCAATCGACGTTGTTCTGGGGTCAGAACATCATCACCGTGACCAATCCGGTCACGGGCGACAACTACCACGCGACAGAAGTGGCGTATCAAAAGCACCCATCCGTTACCTGGGCGCAGGATGCCAACTTCAACGAGTGGAGCTTCAACGCCATCAAGTGCGATCCTGTCCTTGGAGTGGGCTTCTAACCATGAAGACAGAAACAATCAATGGCGTCGAGTATCTAATCGACAAACTCGACGCCTTCGAGCAGATTCACGTGGGGCGGAAGCTCGCCCCACTGCTCGCGCACGCGTTGCCGGCCTTTCTGTCGATTCAGAACGAGGTCGAAACCGAGCGCGAAGGAATCGAAATTGTTCTCCTTTCGGGGGCGGGCATTCCGATCGCCGACGTGTTGGCGAAGATGTCCGAAGAGGACGCGAACTACGTCATGCACAGGTGCCTGACACGTTGCCAGCGCAGACAAGCCAAGGGCTGGGCGAAGGTCTTCGCCAACGGCGTGCTGATGTTTCAGGAGATGGAAGGCGACGACATCATTCGGCTCACCAAGTGCGTCGTTGAGGTATCGCTGTCTCGTTTTTTTCCTACCGGCCAACCCGCATCCCCGCCAGCGGCGGAGTAACGTTTACGCCCGTCGCGATGGCTTCGGGCGAGGACTGGGTGATGCGCCCGGTTCTTCGCGGGCTGTGCCGCTATGAATCTCTAATCGATGGCACTGTCGATCTGTTCGACGTTGCCCGCATGAATGAAGCTCTCGACGTTCACGACGAGAACGAGCGGCGCATCAATGAGGCGCTTTCGAAAAAGGAGCAGTGATGGCCGGAAACTCCAGCGTTCTCAAGGAATTTCTCGTCAAGATCGGCTTCAAGATCGACGAGACGAAGTACCGCGATTTTCAGGAATCGATGCGAGCGACGGCGAAGAATGCCGTCGAGATGTCGAAGACGGCTCTGGCTGCCACGACGGTCATGGGCGTGGGCCTGAAGGCTGTTGCGCAGCAGATGGAGAATCTGTACTTCGCTACTCGCCGCACCGGGGCAAGTGCGACCGAACTGAAGGAGCTTGGCTTCGCCGCTGAACAGGTCGGAGTATCGGCAGAACAGGCGCGCGGGGCCGTCGAGGGTCTTGCCGCTGCACGTCGCACGAATCCCGGCCTGAATGGGATCCTCGGCGGGCTGGGGATCGATCCAAGGCAGACAGACAACGCGAAGGTACTTGTCCAACTGCTCGCGAAGCTGCACGCAATGCCCTACTATCAGGGCGCGCAGGTCGCCGGGTTGTTCGGCATCAACGAACAGACGTTCGCGATGCTCGAACAGGGTTTGCCGGAGATGCAGAAGTACCTGGCGCTCCGCGAAAAGATGTACCGCGCGGCGGGCGTCAGTCCGGATGACGTGTCGAAGCGTTCTCACGAATTCAACACGAATCTCCGCATCCTGGAAGCGTCGCTTGAAACGCTGACGGAGATCATCGCCTACCGGCTGATGCCAGCAGGCGAGAAGGTCATCGAATGGCTGACGAGCGTCGTCGGGTGGCTTATACGCGCCGATACCGCCACAGGTGGATGGTCGTCGCGCATTCTCGGCATCGCGAGCGCTCTCGCCGGTGGCAGTCTCATCAAGGGCGGTCTCGGATTCATCGGCAAATTGCTCGGACGTGGCGGCGCAACCGCGGCCGCTGAGGGAGCTGGAGGCGAGACTGCTGCCGCTGCAGGCGGGGGTCTGCTCACCATCACCGGGGGCCTGGTCGCGGCTGCCGTTGGACTCGCCCTGATCGTGTTCAATCGCGGGATCGCCGAGAAGGTCACGGGCTGGCTCGGTCTGGACCCGAAAGGCCATCAGATCACCGATGCCGTCAAGTCGATGGCATCCAAGGTCGGCAATCTCGCCCATAGCGCCGCCCAGCACGTCGCGGCCTACGTCCCGAAAGTGACGGGGGATCTTGCCCGCATGGTTGCAGGGTTCGAGGGGTATCGCGATCACACGTATCGCGACGTAGCGGGCAACTCGACGGCGTTCTTTGGTCACAAGGTGAGGCCGGGTGAAAACGTCGCGGGCATGGACCCTGTTGCGATTCTGATGAGTGACCTGACTGCAGCGCTCGCCGCGGTGCACAAGCTGGTCAAGGTGCATCTCGGGCGCAATCAGGAGAACGCGCTCGCCGACTTCGTATTCAACGTCGGGGCGCAGAAGTTCGCGAACTCGACGATGCTGCGAAAGCTGAACTCGGGCGACTTCGCCGGGGCCACCGATCAGTTCCAGCACTGGAACCACGCGCTGGTCAACGGTCACATGACGACCCTGAAGGCGCTGACAGATCGCCGCACCGCTGAGGCAAACCTGTTCCGCGCACCGGACAGGCCGATCACGATTCAGCAGAAGGCCGACTATCACATCAGCTCGACGGACCCGCAGGGTGCTGCGGATGAAGTGAAGCGTCGGCAGGCCGGACTCAACAGCGACATGGTGCGCAATCTCGCGGGAGCAGTCCAATGAGCACACCGGCGAATTCCGTCACGGTCTTTGCGGCGCGTTCGATCAGTTGGGAAACAACGACGCTTCCCTCCGGGGCCACCTTTCAGGGAGGCGTCCTATTCCCCGATACCGTGATGGAAGAGCGTCACGATGACGACTCGGTGATCACGGAGAACCCCGTCGAGAGCGGATCGGTCATCAACGATCACGCATACGATCTTCCGCAGGACCTGGAGATCGTCGCGGTCTGGGACCCGGTCAAGCAGGCGAAAGGCCAGCCGGGGTTTCTCGAAACTCAGTATCAACAGGTGCTCAATCTCAAGCAGGCGAAGATCCTGCTGAACGTCGTGACGGGCAAGCGTTCGTATCAGAACCTGCTGCTCAAGGGCGTCTCGGAGATCACCGACAAGGACAGCGAGAACGTCCTGATGTTGCGGCTGACGTTTAAGCAACTGCTCCTGACCTTTACCCAGACGGTCACCATCACACCTGCCGCGCAGCAAACGCTGCCGCAGAAGACGATGCCGACCATCAACAACGGCAACGCGAGTTTGCTGCCGGGTACGAACTTCAACGCGGGGAGCTAGATGGCGACACCTTTTCTCATCCCGTTGCAGCAGACCAATCAGGCGTTCCAGATCACGCTTGCGGGGGTCGTCTACACCCTCACGGTGCGGTGGAACGACATGAACGGCGCATGGACGCTCGACATCGCTGATCAGAATCAGAATCCGATCGTCTCGGGTATTCCGCTCGTGACCGGCGTCGATCTTCTGGCTCCGTATGGGTATCTGAATTTCGGCGGTCAGTTGATCGTTCAGACGACGAACGACACCGATGCTGTGCCGACGCTGGCGAATCTCGGATCGGCGGGCAATCTCTATTTCGTCGTTCTGCCGCCGTCATCGCTCGACCAATCAGCGAATCTGGGAAGCACTTCTGAGTTTCGCGGCATACGACCCAATCCTGTTAAGCCGGTTCATCCTTTCGGTGGTTTTACCTTATGAGCACGGCTTCGACACCTTTCAGCGGTCAGTTTCTCCGCTTCGGCCAGCTCGTCGTCTCAAAGGGTGGCCAGGGACTCGATCTCTCGAATCTGCGCTTTCGCTTCGAAGTGAAGGCGTCCGATGTCGAGACGCCCAACACGCTCGTGGTGAGGGTTTACAACCTCGCAGAGCAGACGGTGAACTCGATCGTTCAGGAGTTCGACACCGTTACGCTCACTGCCGGGTTCGTCAATGGCAACAAGGGCAACATCTTTCAGGGCGACATCAAGCAGTTCTATTTCGGCAGAGAGCGAAACGTCGATAGTTTTCTGGAGATCAGAGCCGGCGACGGCGATCAGGCCTATAACTTCGCGGTCATCAATCAGACGTTCCCGGCAGGCACAACCGATCAGCAGCAGCTTTCAGCGATCGCCTCTGAGATGGGGTTGCCGGTTGCCAATAGCGCCAGCGGATTCATCTCGACGGGCGGCATTCTTCCGCGCGGCAAGACTCTGTTCGGCATGGCGCGCATTCACATGGGCGACCTGGTGAAGAAAAACGACTGCCGCTGGTCGATCCAGAACGGCGTCGTGACGCTCGTCCCGAACACCGGCTATCTTCCCGGTACCGCCGTCGAGATCAACTCAGCGACGGGCATGATCGGAACCCCGGAGCAGACCGACAACGGCATCATCGTTCGCTGTTTGTTGAATCCTCTGATCCGGATCGGCCAAGCGGTAAAGATCAACAACCGCGACATCAACCAGACCAACATCAAGAGTCAGTTCTTTCCGAGCTTCACAAGCCAGTTCTACCCGGCCACGGTTGCCAATGACGGCCTCTACCGCGTTCTGGTCGCCGAGCACTCGGGCGATACGCGCGGCCACGGTGACGACTGGTACACCGAACTGACCTGCCTCAACATCGATCCTTCTTCGCCGACGACTCAATCGGTGCTCGCCAACGGGTGACCAATGCTTCAACAGGAACGCATCGACGATCATCAGGAAGCGCTGCGCCTCGCCTTCAACGGCCTCATGCGTTCGGTGTGGTGCGCCATGATCGGCATCGTCACGGATACGAGCAACTTCGTCCAGCACGGCACCGTCAAGGTGGAGATCGCCATTCAGGCGATGGTGTCTGATGCTAAAGGCGAGCAGACAGCGCAGACAATCAAGCCTCTCGTGGATGTTCCTGTCGTCTTCATGGGCGGCGGCAACATGGTGGCCACCTTCCCGATCTCGGTCGGTGACGAGGCCCTGATCATCTTCGCGGATCGCGGCATCGACTTCTGGTTCGCCAGAGGTGGCGTCCAACGGCCCGCAGAGACGCGCGCTCACTCGCTCTCAGATGGGATCGCCATCGTGGGGCCCCGCTCTCTGGCGCGTTCGCTTGTGAATCTCTCGAGCACGACCGCGCAATTCCGCACGGTCGATGCCAGCACCTTTGTCGAGATCGCCGGGGGCGGCGTCGTCAACATCGTCGCGCCCGGTGGTCTGAACATCCGTGGCCCAGTGAACATCACGGGCGACGTGAACGTGACCGGCGAAGTGACGGCGAGCGAAGAAGGCACTTTCAACTCCATTCAGGTTTCGACGCACTTGCACGGCGGAGTACAGCCAGGCATGGGCGACACCGGAGTACCGATTCCCTAGGAGCAGATCATGCGCGTCAGAGCACAGGATCAGAACGGCGATTACACGTTCGGATCGGGAAGCGGCAATTTTCTCGTCAACAGCCCGCAAGCTGTCGTTCAATGCGTCGTCACTGCTCTGGAGCTATTTCAGGGCGAGTGGTTCCTCGACAAAACCGCAGGCATGCCGTGGAAGACAGAAGTCCTCGGCTTCAACACCCAATCGCTCTACGACAACGCGGTCCAGACGGTGATTCGCGGCGTGCAGGGCGTCATCGGCATCACTTCGTATCACAGTTCGCTCAACACGGAAACGCGTGAGCTTTCCATTGTGGCCCAGATCGCGACCGCATTCGGAAACGCATCGCTCACGACTTCTCTCTTCGCGCCTCCGGAGTTGTCCGGTTACGGCATCGGCGGCTACTCGGAAAACCCATACGGAGAATAAATGGCTACTCTGCCTCTACCGACGCTGGCGGCGCAGATCAGCGCGACCGGAATCAGCGCGCCCGCCTTCGAGAACGTTCTCAACTCGGAGATCGCGACGTATCAGAGCATCTATGGGTCCGACAGCGTTCTCACACCCGACACGCAGGACGGTCAACTGCTCTCGATTCGCGCCACGGCGATCAACGATCTGAATCAACTCGCCATCGCGGTCTATAACAGCTTCTCTCCCGACTTCGCGCAAGGCGCTGGCCTTGATGCTCGCGTGCAGATCAACGGGCTGCAGCGCATCTCTCCGACCAACTCGACGGTCCTGCTGAACATTGTCGGCGTCGTCGGCACGATCATCGAGAATGGGGTCGCCGCCGACACGGCGGGCAATCTCTGGAATCTCCCTGCTCAAGTGACGATTCCGATCAGCGGACTGATCGAGGTCACTGCTACTGCGCAAGAGGCCGGAGCGATTGCCGCGCCTGCCGGTACCGTCAATCAGCCGTTCACGATCATCACCGGCTGGCAGTCGTGTACGAACCCCGCAGCGGCAACACCTGGCATCGCGGTCGAGATCGATGCGGCTCTGAGACGCAGACAGGCGGCGAGTACTTCCCTGCCCGCGCAGACGCCGCTTCAGTCCATCGCCGCGGCGGTCGCCAACCTGATCGGCGTCGGACGAATTCTGCCCTACGAGAATCAGAACGCGACGACGGATGCAAACGGCGTGCCGAGCCATTCGATTGCATTGGTGGTCGAGGGCGGCGACGCGACCCAGATCGCCCAGACCATCGAGCAGAAAAAGGCTCCCGGTACCGGGACGTTCGGCAACACGAGCATCATCGTCTCTGACCCGGCCGGGGTTCCGATCAATATCAGCTTCTTCGAGTTGACGGAAGTCCCGATCTTCGTCTCGATCACGATCCAGCCGCTTAACGGGTTCGTCTCGACGACCGGCACGGCCATCATCAACGCCGTCGTGTCGTTTCTGAACTCTCTTCCGATCGGACAGGAAGTATTTCTGAACTGGCTGCTCGCAGTTGCAGGGTTGAACGGCAGTGCTCTCGGCCTCACGTTTGCCATTACGTCGCTCGAAATCGGCATCAATGCCGGCTTTCTGACGGCGGCCAACGTAACGATTGCATTCAACGCGGCGGCAAGTTGCCAGGCGAGCGACGTGACGCTGGTGGTGCTGTGAGGGCGCGATGATCACTGGACCTCCCACGCTTCAGACCTATCTCGATCTCGTGACGAACGAGCATCGAGACAAACCCAAATTCATGGCGACCGTCGCGGCGGAGATCCAGCCGTTCGTCGATATTATGGCGACGCTGTTCTCCATGATCGCCATCTTCAACGTGGATGCTGTCGGGGATCAGCTCGACAAGTTCGCGCAATGGGTCGGCGTCAGCCGCAATCTGTCGGTGCCGCTTGAGAACGTGTACTTCACATGGGGCGATGGTCCCGGCTGGGGCGAAGGCACATGGCTCGGCCCGAATGATTCTCCGGCAGGCCTCACCGTACTGCCTGATGACGCGTTCCAGATGCTCGTCAAGCTGGTCATCGCAGAGAACAACTGGGACGGCACCGTGCCCGGGGCCTACGCGATCTGGCGATCCGTCATGGGCCCCGACTTCGGAATTCTCATTCAGGACAACCAGGACATGACGATGCTGGTCGTCTTCACGAACCAGTTCGTGAGCGTCGTCACCAAGTCGCTGATCGTCGGAGGACATTTCAATCTTCGTCCTGCCGGCGTCCGTATCACCGGATTCTTTCAGCCCAGCGTCCCGAATACCCCGGTGTTTGGTTGGGGAGTTGAAAACGACACCATCTCGGGCTGGGGAACCGGCTGCTGGATCGAACCGCTTATTTAGAGGGGACCACGCATGAGTCTTGAAGTCGATTATCTTCCGGTAGCGACCGCTGCCGGGAACAACGCCGATTCGCAGGCCAACTTTGAGGGCTCAGGCTATCAGACGTTGGGCTTCGTGAACGGCATCGCTCAACCATTCCAAGCCAACAAGCTCTGGCGTCAGTCCAGCATGATCGCGGCCGCGGTGGCGAATTTCATCGCCAACGAACTGAACATCAACGTGCTCGATGACGGCAATCTCGCAAACCTGATCACCAATCTGACGAACGCCATCATCTCAGCCGCGAAAGGTGGAACGACCGGCGTTGTCAGCATCCCATTCAGCGCAACACCCGTTTTCGATGCGAGCCAAGGAAGCACGTTCGAGATCGTGCTCACAGGCGCGGTCACAAGTTCGACGCTGGTAAATGTGACGCCAGGTCAAGCGCTCCGCTTCATCGTGAAAGAGGACGGAGCAGGCGGGCATCCCTTCGTCGCTCCGGCAAACCTTCCAATGGCAGCAATCAATACCGCTGCTTCAAAGACCAACGTTCAGGCGTTCATCGTGGACAGCGGCAGCAATGTCTACGCGGAGACGCCTCTGATCGCGCAGTAGGAGACCACCCATGAAGAAGACACTCGCCGCCCTTGGGGCGGCTTTTGTTTTGCTCGCCGTCTTGCTCTTCGCCCCCATCGTGAAGGTGAAGGGCGCAACGCCCACCAATCTGTTCAGCGTTTTGATCACTCAATCAGAGATCGAATCGACGCCCATCGGCGCGAGTTCGCCGAGCACTGGCGCGTTCACGTCGCTCAACGCGAGCACTGGCGCGTTCGGGTCCCTCAGCTCCAACGGGGGCACGTTGAACGGAACAATCGGAACCACGACGCCGAATCTCGGCTCGTTCACGTCGGTTCTCTCCTCATCGCTGACGCCCGGAAATTGCGTACAGGCCGCGACCGCAGGTTTGCTGGTCACGACCACATCACCGTGCCTCGCTTCCCCTACCTTCACGGGCAGTTCTGGCTTCCAGGTGCTGCCGAGCGGATTGATTCTCGAATGGGGAGAGACAACCAACTTCGACACCGGCCCCATGACCGTGTCGTTCCCGCTTCAGTTTCCTCACGCCTGTCTGATGCCTCCACAACTCACCGACAACTCTGATGTCAGCACAACATCACGCATCTGGCTATCGGGAAACTGCACGGTGACCGGCTTCACGGCGCGCAACGACGGAACCGGTCAAGCCCACTGGTTCGCAATCGGTTTCTAAAACCTCACCTTCTCTCGATCTCCAAACCACAACTTGAGGACCAACTATGCGCCGGATCATTCTCGGCAGCGCGCTCGCGATCTGCGCGCTGCTGCCCGCCTTCTCGCAGACGACGTGCCCTGCCACTGTCTTCACTCCAAATCTGAATCTGTCCCTGCCCGCTCTCGGAACAAAGAACTGGAACCTCTGCCTCAATCCCAACTTCCAAATCATCGACGCGTCAATCGCTCGGCTGCAAAGTCCGTTTCTTGGGCCGTGGTCAGCGAGCACTGTCTACACGAAGGGCGCCTTTGTCAGCTTCAACAACGCCATATACATCTCGTCGATCTTTTCGAACTTCAACAACACGCCTGCGGTGGGATCCACGGCCTGGCAGCTTTTCTTCACGACAGACGGCGGTGGGTCTATCACAGCGCCGGCGAGCGGATGGCCCGCATGGCTGGTCCCGACCATCTCCAATTCGGTTCTCTCGGTAGCCGCATCTCCGATTCCGAACGATGCGCTGGCCCACAGTTCAATCAACATCAACGGCGTCGATATGTCTCTGGGAGGCACCTACACCATCGGCGGCGCCGGAGGTGGTTGCGGTCCTCTGAGTACGGACGCTTCGTCTACGGACTGCGGAACTGGTAACAGTGTCGGAGCCACCTACACCGGACCTCCTAGCCTTGTTCAGACCTATGGCGACAACCTGAACGGTGGGGCATCTGGTCAGGACGGGGTGGTGATCGGTCACGACAGCGGCACCAACGCCACCTTAGATCAGACTGTGGTCATTGGCGATTTCGACTATCAGACCAACGACCCCACTGCTGGTATGGGTGGTAACGAGTCTGTGTTCATAGGTTCTGCCAACGCATCGTACTTTGGTGGCCCTGGCTCTGGCGTGGGCGCTAATTTCTCGGACTCGCTGGGCATAGGCGCGCGCAACTACCAACAGTTCAACGGCTCGGCTCACCCGTCCTATAGCACCGTAGTTGCTCTTGGCTTCCAGAACGTCGCCAACGAGAACGTCAACGTGGTGCCGGGCAACTTCCGAGACGTGGTTGGAATTGGAGATTCTGCCGCTGCTAGCACTCACAGCCTCACGGATGTGGTTGCGATTGGCGATTCGGCATTGGCGGGCGGGAACAGTGCCCCAGGCCCCAGCTATTCGGACGTGGTTGCGATTGGAGACGTTGCCGCATCGCTGCCACCGAACGGCTCCAGCACACTGATCGCCATCGGCCTCTGTCCCATGTGCATCGGCGATGTCAACAACGTAACCGGTGCACTCTCCGAGTCCATCGCAATCGGCGACGAAGCGATGGACTCGGCAGTAAACACAAATGACCTGATCGCAATCGGTGACGAAGCAATGTTCGGACCTGAGTCCGGGCCGTGCCTCTCTGCTACACCGGCCTTCGGCGGTGGTTCAGGTTACACAAACGGAGATGTAATCACCGTCGTGTCGTCTGGTGCTTCAGGATGTCAATTCTCGGTCACAACATCGGGAGGTGCGGTTGCATCGTTGACGCTCGTTTCGGGCGGCGACGGCTACCCGACGAGCAGAAACAATCTGTCCACGACCGGAGGCACAGGCTCGGGTCTGTTCGTCAATATCAAGTCCAACGCCTACACCACCGGAAACGATGACATCGCCATCGGCAACTTCGCTGGCGCGGCCTTCAGAAAAGGAAGCGAGAACATCGCGCTCGGTACCAATGCTTGTGCGGTGAACTACGGCAGCGGCGGGACTCACAACGGTAACAGCACCACGGACGGCAGCGAGAACATCTGCATCGGTGACAGCGCTGGGCAGTCTGTACCCACTGTGCTGAATGACATCATCGTGATCGGAGACCACGCTCAGGCATCGACATCCAACTCGGTAGTTATCGGCACGAAGACGACAGCGTTCGACAGCCACTTCTTCGGAACAATTCACACCGATGCGCAGACCTCACCGACAGCTAGCAGCGGCACGCTTGTCGGGACGAACAACGGCGGGGCCATTTCAGGTCTGTCGGCGGCCACGTCAGTGACGGTGACATTCGCAGGCGGCGCTGGATTCCAGGTCTGGAACTCCTGCACCGCGAATGCAAGCGCAGCATCGACGCCGGTTGCAGTCAGCGCAATCAGCCTGACCTCAGTGATGTTCTCTTTCCCGTCTCTGACCGGTTCGCTCTACTTCCACTGCGACGGCAATTAGATCAGCTTCTTTCGAATCGGGGCGGCCTTCGGGTCGCCCTTTCTCTTTGTTTCCGAGGTAATCGATGAGCGTAAACAATCTCACCTACACTGGCGAACGGCTGACCGAATCGTTCGAGACGAAACGGAACACCGCCTATGACGACGCGCGGCCGAATTATGTGCTGCAGCCGGGTGATCGCGTCATCGGCACGCTCACAATCGGATACGGCCACACTGGGCCGGACGTCTACATCGGTCAGACGATCACGGACGACGAATGCGTAGCTCTGCTGGCGCACGACATTGCGCGCTTCGCGGCGTTCGTCAATGCCCAGGTCAAGATCGTGCTGACGCAGAACGAATTCGACGCGCTGGTGGACTTCTGTTTCAACGTGGGCCCCGGCAATCTTGCGTCATCGACTCTGCTCCGCGACTTGAACGCGGGCGACATCACCGGCGCGGCTGCGCAGTTCGACCGCTGGCAATACAGTCACGGCGTGAAGATGGCCGGGCTGCTTCGCCGCCGCGAAGCCGAAACGAAGTTGTTCCAATCCTGATACGGAAACGAAAGGAGGTCGCGGAGAATCGCCAGAGCCATTGAAGGCCCCTCAGACTCTTAGGTCTGGGGGGTCTTTTCTGCGTCTGGATAGAGTCGTCGCAGAGCATCGAACGGTGCTTCGATCAACAGTCGAACCTCGTGCCGATCTTCAGAGACGAGCACGGTCGAAGTCGTCTCGATCCCGGCGAACTTGAACCGTTCGCCGCATTCGTGGCAAGTCGCGCTGAGGGAGATCGCCTCCGGATGGCCGGCGGAATCGCGGAGGATGACGGAGTTCGAACGCATACGTGGATGGGTGCAGGGAGTGGACACCTGTCCAGCATAGCGCGTTCTGGTAGACTGTCCAACGAAGATTTCTCCCGAGGTCAATCGATGCGCTCTTCCCTCGCCGTGTGTCTTCTCCTGTTCCCCGTCCTGGCGGCAGCTCAGCCGCCCATCAAAGTCACAGCCAAGGCGATCGGGCCGCTACCAGGTGCGGTCGTGTGCCAGAACATGGCCGCCGTCACCGAGGCATTCGATCTCTACGCCGAACATTGGGAAGAGTCTATACAGGCCGGAGCCACCGGAGGCGCATCGTCACGCGTGAACGGATCTCCGCTGCCCGCTCCCAACCTGCAACGGATGGGTTGCGCTTTGGCAAAACCCGGCACAGTGATGACGCTCGAATCTGGCGGCGGTGTCGGGATCGATCAAATCCCCGTCGTCTCGTTCAGAACGTCGAAGGGTCGTCTCGTTCGCGGGGTCACTCAGTCGAATATGTACGATGCCCCGACTCGCTAGGACGCTTTCAGACGTATTGGGGTATCAGAAACCCCTACGGGCGGCGCCTAGCGTCTCCCTGACGCGGGATCGCACGTCCTGACGCAACCTCTCATATAGTCCCGATCTGTTCCCCGACTCCGCGACACATCTCGCGGAATTTTCTCCCTCAAGCCAGCATTGAGGCTTTGCGGTTTTTCACAGCTTTCCTTTGGAATTCGTGGTTTTGACGTTGACACAAAAACGTGTATTCGTGCATTCTAACAATGTCAGTTGCGAGAGACGCAAACGACAAAGATCAACCCGCGACACCAACGCGGGACTGGAGATGAGAATCATGAACCTTCGCTACTCACGTTTCGGTGGACACAGCAACCTCAGCAATGGCAATACCGCCCTCACGATGGATCAGCTTCGCTCCGCTGTTCCCTCTGCCTTCGCTCTCGACAAGCACGACTCGCGCAGCCAGCGTTACACCTACATCCCCACGGTCAACGTAATCGAGGGTCTGATGGGCGAGGGATTCCAGCCGTTCAAGGCGATCCAAGGCAAGAGCCGCGTCGAAGGCAAGCAGGAGTTCACGAAGCACCTGATTCGCTTCCGCCACGCCGATCACTCGCTCGCCACCGTGGGCGACTCCGCTCCCGAGGTCATTCTGATCAACTCGCACGACGGCACGTCCTCGTACAAGCTGATCGCCGGAATCTTCCGCATGGTCTGCTCGAATGGCCTGATCGTCGCCGACTCGACCGTTGGCTCCCTGAGCGTGCCGCACAAAGGCGACATCGTTTCGCAAGTGATCGAGGGTTCCTTCGAGATCATCGGCAACTCCAACCGCGCTCTCGAAACGACCCGCGAGTGGCAGAACCTGCAACTGACTGCTGGCGAGCAGAACGCGTTCGCCGAAGCCGCTCACGAACTGCGCTTCTCCGACGCAGAGGGCGAAGTAAAGACGCCGATCACGCCCGCGCAACTACTCAACCCGCGCCGCAACGCCGACAACGGCAACGACCTCTGGCGCACCTTCAACCGCGTTCAAGAGAACGTGATCAGAGGCGGAATCAGCGCATGGGGCCGCGACGCTGAGAACCGCGTGCGCCGCGTCACGACCCGCGAAGTCCGCGGCATCGATCAGGACGTGAAGCTCAACCGCGCGATGTGGATGCTCACCGAGAAAATGGCCGAACTGAAAGGAGTCGGGGCCGCCGCGTAACGAGCCACGAGGGGCGCGACTCGACAACGCGCACCGCTTCCCCGCCCTCGACACAATCGACCAACCGCACCCGACGCCATTCGGGACAGGAGAACACCGCCATGACTCCGACCCCTTCGATTAAGCGCCAACTGACCATCGCCGCCAAGTTCACCGAGCCGCAGATGAAGTTCAACATGATCCGCCAGGTTTTTGCCCGCCACATGCCGAGTGAGCAGGCAAAGCACGCCACTCGTGCACATCTGGCGACGCGCTAGACATCTCCAGAATCCCGCAACCCTCAACCCGAGCCGCGCCGGTCAATGCGCGGCAGAGGAGGCCGAAACAATTCGATGGTGCCAAGGGTAAGCCTTCACGCGGCGGCACTGAGCAGTCACCGATTACCCCGTCCAATCCGAACATCGCGCCGGCGACCCCCGGCAACAGCATCGCTCGTCACACCGGACGGGCTCTGGAGATCATCATGACGAACAACACCCTGAAGTCGACCATCGAAGCCATCATCGCCAGCAGCGCCCTCGTCGTCGTCACACTGGACGGCACGTTCAACTCGATCACCGGCGCGCCCGTACTGTCACCCCGCACCCGCCCCGATCAGCGGAACAAGTTTCTGAAAGACTTCTGCGAGCGCGTCAACCCGACCGAGGCGAAGGAAGCCGAATACACGCTGAAGAATCAGATCGAGGAAGCAGTGAAGCTCGGGGTCAAGGCATTCGGCGAGGGTGACTTCAGCGCTGCAATCAAGTACGCGAACCAAGCAACCTCTCTGACCGAGCAGCTTGATCAGCCCCGCGTCTACTACACCATCAAGCCGAACGTCGATCTCCGCACCGTCGCCGAGAAGCGCGCCGCGAAGAAGGCAGAGAACGCTGAGAAGAAAGCCGCAAAGCAGGCAGAGAAGGAAGCCGCTGCCGCCGCCAAGATGGCCGATAAGGTCGAGCATGCGCAGCCGACGACGCAGATCAGCGAAGCCCCGAAGAGCGGCAAGAGCACGAAGAAAGCCGCGTAGTCCACTCTCAACCGCAACCACTGAACAGCGGCGCGTCTCACCAGCGCGCCGCACTGGAGAACACAATGACGAGCCTCACCGAGAAACTGCAAAAACTGATCGCTCACGAAAAGAGCGCCCGCGCCATCGGCAATCTGCAAGAGGCCGAGGCCTTCGCCGCCAAGATCGCCGAACTCCTGTTCCGGCACAACCTCAGCATGAGCGATGTCGAGATCAAGCAGCAGGAACGCGACGAGCCAATTGCCCGCGAACGCGTATCGATGGGCGGGAAACGTGCCGCGTGGATGGAGATTCTGGCATCGGCGGTATCGACGGCATGCTTCTGCAAATGGCTGATTGTGCCCGGTGGCGACACTCAGGTGTTCGTGGGCCGCACGTCAGACCGCGAGGCAGCCGCGTCGATGTATCGGCACCTCGTCGGGTGCGCCACCTCGATCTGCAACATGGAGAAGCGTTCGCTGCGCGACCGCAACCCGCACACCGATCTCCGTCAGCGCCAGCAGTACGCCTCAGAGTGGGGCAAGGCGTTCCTGCTCGGCTTCGCGACGACGGTGGCCACGCGCCTCAGGGCGACGCGTCAGCAGCTCACCAACGAATCGGGCGGCACCGCTCTCGTGCTGCGCAAGGACGCCGCGCTGCAACAGTGGTGGGCGCAGCAGAACTTCAAGGGCCACGCCCGTTCGATCACGGTCAAGACGAAAAGCCAGGACGGATTCGCAACAGGCATTCGTGCCGGCCACGCCGTCTCGCTAAAGGCCCGAACCGCACTCAACGCGTAAACCCTCAACCACAACCCTCAACAGCGGGCCGCTCACCACGGCCCGCACTGGAGAACAGCATGTTACACGTTCAATTCTTCGTCGGAGCCCCGATCGGCATGAGCATCATGGCGGTTCACGTCAGTCAGCGCCTTCTGAAAGCGGGAACGACGCCATGACCTCGACCGATCTCGATGCCCTCAAGTGGGTACTCATTCGAGCGGCGATCGCCGCCGCCCTGATCGTCTTCGGCATCGCCCTCGGAAAATGGGGCTGCTAGCCGGGGACCAAATCATGATTATGTGCGGTACAATCGACTTCGACCGTGGGTCGCTCTCCAGTGGCCCATGGTTCGTTCCCCGGGGTGGTGCTCGGGGCATGGCTCGGATACGTCAAGTCCGGGCCGGTGTCACGAAGGAGGACCATGACGGTCTGGACCGACAAGCTGGACATGAGCACCATCCCCAGTGACGTGTTGTACGCCGAGGTCGGCCGTCGCCGCGTCGCTGGGCGCGACCCAGAGAACGCCGGGCGGCCACCGATCATGCGCGCCTGTAGGTGGTGCAAGGAGAAATTCGGCGCTCGCGAGATGAGACAGCACACCCCGAACTGCCCCAAACGGAAGTAGAAGCATGACTCAGAACCTGTATTACGAGCCGAAGGGAACCGTTCACTTCAACATCAAATACAAGGGCGGCGCTTTGCTCAATCGCGCGGCAGCGCGCGATCTCAAAGCAGCCCTCCCTTCAAACATCGAGTGGGTCTGGATCGTCGAAGCCAATCGATTCGCTACGACCGATGAGATTCGCCAGCTTTGCAGCGGCACCTGGGCAAGCAAATGAGGCGCGCAAGGCCGGACCCGACGAAGTTCGATCTCACCTATCCGTGCCCGGTCTGCGGGTACAAGATCCCGCCGCGCGAGATTCTTCACGTCGATGGACAGAACATTCGTTGCCCGCAGTGCGGCAAGAACGTCCCCTACCTCCCAGCTGAGAACTGCCCAAAGACTTCTTGAGAGATCGACCGCGCGTTGCTGACGTTCTGAGCCGTCCTCACCGTTGCCTAGTCGTTTGTACTTGCTCCAGCACTATTCTCAACGGCTACCTCTGTCTCCTCTTCTTCTCCCTCACTAACCGGAGTCACTACATTGGCGAGTTCGGTGGTTAGTCTCTCTTGCTCTTCATTTGGTAATTGAGCTCCATGCAAGGCTTCCAGAGCAACGAAGTACTCTTTCATCGCCTGCTTGGAGACTTTTTCTTTGATCCTCGGCTTCACCGCAGATGGGTCGATTCCTTGGTCCCGGCAGTACCGATCCAGATCACGCCTGTAGAGGGCATTCAATACGTCAACCCTACAGGCCGCGACGTACTCGTCGACGATCTGCTGGAGTTTCGGGTCCGCGCTCTTCCAGAGCTCGAGCAAAATGTATCTGAATTTTGTCCATTCGTCCGGTTTGAGCTCCCTCTGGATGACAATCCGTCGGAGAGTGTAGTTGCTCTCGACAATCTTCATCGATTCAGAACCAAAGCTGCCCGATACGGATCCTGAGAAAGCCAACAAAAGTCGCTTCGTTTCAGATTCAGTCTTCGGCTGAAAGAAGCCGTTTAGCCCTGCCAGATATTCCGTAAATAGCTCTGTCTCCTTGTCACTACCCTCCAACCTGGCGTCGCCGTTATATTTTTCCATCGTCGTGAAAAAAGAGAGAAATAAAGCTGTCTGGAAAGCTTGTGTTGTGAAGACAGTTCGGTATAAAGTGTTTATCGCCGTAACGATGACCGGCACGACTTTGGATTGTGGTATTGCAGACAACAGCTTCCTTGTTCGATTCTCCCCAAATTGTCTTTGATATTGTTCCAAGCGATCCTTTGTGGTCTTAAATTCCTTTAGCAGCGACGCCAGCTCCGGCGGATATTCTCCGGACGGGTACCGTTCCGCCAGGTCACTCTCAAGTTGCTCGAGGTAAGTTTCGAAAACGCGGAGGTGTCCCTGGCCCTCAAACAACATCGAATGACATTGCATGTCATGAACGTTCATCCTTAACTGGACTTCTAGATCGAATGCCGCCTTACACATGCAATCGTAAGGAGCGAAGTTCTGGAAGCCCTGAAGCAGCAGTCCACGATATCGCTTCTCAAAGGATCCCAACAATATTTGCAGCGCGTCCGAAGAGAACGCACGCCGGGTGGTATTTGCGGCAACTTCTTCGCCGAGGAGATTACGTCCATCAAGCCGGCGGTAGAGCTCGTCAAGGCTCTTGATATTCCCAAACCTTTGGGAAGGCAAATAGAGGTTTGTGGGCGCAGACCCAAGGAACAAGGCACGCTCAAGCAGGAAGTGGAGATGCATGACGCCCGAAAGCGCTACCGTTGAGGTGAGAACAGTCTTGTCCTCTTCAGCGTCAAGTTCGAAGTTCCACAACCTGAGCCCTGTGGTCGAGTTCGGGTCCTGCTGCTTGACCGAGTCGAGTACGTGCCGTTCGAAGTGCGCGATCAGGTCATAGTCATCCAGGAGGATATTGCGAGATGTCGTCACAGGCCTGGCATTTTTATTTAGAGCAAGGAAGACGGAACGGCTAGCTTTGGTTACCGTCGTGGACGAATGATTGGATTCAGTCAGCGTTGGAAACGTGCAAACTACAATCGGGAGGGAAATCTCCTTTAGATTTAAACCTTCCAAGCTCTTCTTGGACCAACGCTTATAGTAGTTTTCGTAGCGTTGAGTGTCACCCTCCCAGCCTTTAATATTCCTATAGAGTGCCAGCAACGCCATTGCGCGATGTTGCCCATCCACGATGACCAAACGGCACTTGTTTGTGTTGACTCTCAACTTTGCATGGTCAAATTCCTGCAGCTTTCCGCTAATCTCAAACTGCTCAAATT